TACAAAGGTGTTGCATACAATATTTAGTTCGATTAAAGTTACTACTCCACACACAGCAGGGCATAGCCCCAAGGACATAACCATGAAGCAACCAAGAACCCTCAGCTACTTTTTCTCACTTGGCGATTTTCGCGTCAATGTACGTTGCGTTGTATTTGAAGAAGAGCTAGAGATTGAAGAAGTGCTCGACGCAAACGATGTCGATGTATTCAATTACCTGAAAGAAGGTGTCTTAGAGTATCTCCAAGTGCTCGCTGAGTCTGAAGCCAAATATGACGGCTGGCTACCTGATCCAGACGCGGTAACCAGCGACGACGACATAGCATTGTGGAATCACCCAGACGGAGGGCTATAAGATGAACTTTTCATACTATGAAGGTGTTATGGACTGTGCCGAGGGCTTGCCGCCCTCAGTCGGTCGCGATGAAGATTACTACAACGGATATGGCGATGAATACGCCTACAACATAGACAAACCGGAGGAAGAGTTATGAGTTTCCATAAGACGGTCTGGCAGACCTTATCTGCCATTGATTGCAGTAAAAATATCGAAAAAAAAGGTAACCTTTCGTACCTATCATGGGCGTGGGCGTGGGCTGCGCTGATGGAGCATTTCCCCGCATCGAGTTACGCTGTGCTAGAGCCGACAGTACACTCTGACGGGACTTATACAGTCAACATATCGGTAACAGTCAGTGATGGAGCAAAAGCCGCAGATCGCACCATGTGGCTACCCGTGATGGATAACCGCAACAATGCCATCGCCAACCCAAGTGCTCGACAGATCAGCGATACAACCATGCGTTGCCTAGTGAAGTGTATTGCCATGTTTGGCCTTGGCCTTTACATCTACGCCGGAGAGGACATTCCTACCGCAGCGGCGCAGCCGGTCAAGGTCGAGCAGATTGAGCAGATCTCGGCTCTTATTGATAAGACTGGCACCGATAAAGACAAGGTGTTCAAGGCTTACAAAGTCACCCGCATTGAGGACTTGACGCAAGACAATGCCAAGCATCTGATCAGCGTATTGGAGAAGCGAGTATGATCATCCTGAATGACGAGCAAGGATCTGAGGCGTGGCTACTGTCGCGCCTTGGTAAGATCTCAGCCAGCCGTGTAGATAGCCTGATTACACCTACAGGAAAGCCATCTGCTCAAGCCGATAAATACATTAATGAGCTGATAGCACAGCGTCTATCTGGCGAGCTGCCAGAGACCTACACTAACGCACACATGGAGAGAGGAAATGAGCTTGAACCGTCTGCTCGTGCTCTGTATGAGCTTATATCTGATTGCACTGTTGATCTGGCAGGATTTTGTCTCCACCCCGACTTACCCGCAGGGTTTTCCCCTGACGGATTCGTTTCTACAGAGGGCGGACTAGATGGCGGTCTGGAAATCAAGTGTCCTGCGCCGCACACTCATGTAGAGTACCTGCGCAAGGGTAAGGTGCCGACTAAGTACATCCCGCAGATCCAGATGGCTCTGTGGATTAGTGAGAGAAAATGGTGGGACTTTATGTCTTACCATCCAAAGATGGAACCTTTGATTGTTCGTGTAGAGCGTGATGAAGAGTACATCGAAAAATTGTCACAAGCCGTGACTAATGCAGCCAAGATAATCGACGATGAAGTCGAGCGATTGGCACCAACTAAAGAGGAAGTAAAATGAACATATTTACCGCAACAGGCCGTATCGGCAAAGACGCTGAAGTTAAGTACACTGCAAAGGGAACTGCCGTAGCGCGATTCTCTGTAGCCGTAGACTCAGGGTTTGGCGATCAGAAAAAGACAACTTGGATCGAGGGATCTGTGTTTGGCAAGCGCGCCGAGGGGAACCTGCCAAAATACCTCATAAAAGGGGCAAAAATAGCGTTTTCAGGCGAGTTAGGGCTTGATGAATGGGAGCATGAGGGTAAGAAGTATTCGCGCTTAAAATGCCTTATTTCAACCCTTGACCTCATTGGGGACAAGTCTGATGCAGGCGGCGGCAATACCCAGCAGGGGAATGGCTACGGCAATGCACAAAGCGCTAATGCTAGTCAGCCCAACCTTGACGACGATATTCCATTTTGATCTCATCTCTCCCCCTTTGGGCGCTTCGGCGCCCTTTTTTTTGGCGCATAAAAATGTCTAATTTGTACACTTTATGGCGCATAAAAATGCGCCTTATTGGTTGTTAATCAATATATATACATATATATCAAATTTGTATACATATATGTTTCTTAATATCGCCAAGTAACCTCGATGCCGTCTCGACTATCGACGTGCACAAAACCATTGCCATAGGCTATACCGCCAAAGCCTAGTTCATAGGCGTGTTTTTGGATCAGGTAGGCTTGGTGCCCGTTGTTTACTTTGATGTCAGCAGCGATGCCCTCTGAGTGCGTCCCACCTTGCTTCTTAGCCGCCTCTATGGGGTGGGTTATATCTCGATACCCTGAAGTGATAACAAACGGGAAACCGCATCTAGCTCGCAGCTCATCCAGCATCAATAGAAACTCGGGCTGCATCTCATTGCGGCCAGTGTGATGGCAGTCAAACTCAGATATATCGAAAAATCTCACTTGGCTACCCCTTTGGTTTTTTCGTAACTACGCAAGGAACCTAAACCCAACATTCCCATCAGAATTGGCATCATAGTACCTGTATCAGCTTGAGGGATATCCAAGCCAAAAACGGCAGCCAAAGGAGCGACAAGAAAATTGACCCCAAAGCCAGCAACACAAATCCAGCCAGTTGCGGGTCGCCAGCCCGATTGCCAGAAATTACCTCTGGCTTCGGCTTTGTTGACTTCGATCTGCGCCATAGCGATTTCATGCGCTTGTCTCTCTGAAAGGGTTGCTATCTCGTGTGCCAGTTTATCACGCTGGTCTTTGTCGGGTACAACCTTGTCTAATAAGGCTGTGACTGGGCCTAACAGTGATAGTAAAGACATTACTTCTTACTCTTCTTTGGCTTCTTAGCAGTCTTAGCGGCTGCCTTAAAGTCTTTAGCCTTGGGGGCGCCTTTAGCTCCAGCCTTCCTCATTCGCTCGCCAGAACCAGCTTCTATGCGCTTACGCTTAGCGTGTATGTTTGCGTATAAACCTTTTTTTGCAGCCATTACCATTTCACCTTGTCAGCCCAGTACGCCGCAGACATCTTGCCCTTGGCTATATTAGCACCATGCCGTGCCTTGAATGATGCGCGTTTTTTCTTCATCGATTCAGACTCGCCTGACTTTGGCTTACCTGCTGTCTTAGCACCTTGCTGACCAAAACGTATGGTCTTAGTTTCATCACCAGATTTAGCCACTACAACGTGCGACTTGGTAGGGTGGTTAGGTGTACGCTTAGGTTTGTTGTAACCGCTTACACCAGCCCTAGTAAGCTTTGAGTCTTTTTTGCTTGGCATATCAAATCCCCATCTTGATTACTGCTGCGATTATCCCAGCGACTGCTACCCATACAACTCGCTCAACCCAGAGACCTTTGGCATCGTGAAGCTCTAAGTTTTGAATGCGTTTCTCGTGGCCTTTGATTTCGTCCTTGAGTATGTCTTCAACTTCATCTATTCGTTGGTGTGCGCGATCTGAACTTTGGCGTGTCTGAGCGTGCCTCTCTTCAAGAATGGTAAGCTTTTGCAGTGACTTGTCTATGCTGCTCATAACACCCTTAATATCGCTTACATCGCTTGCAGTAGCGTTGAGCTTGCTCTCTAGTTGTGCCAGTTGTATTTCAGTCGCGGGCATTTGTTAGGTTCCTTCTATCTCGTCACTTTCCAACGCAGGCATTTCGACAGTCCACGGGTCTACATCATTGACGTTATTATACAGGTCTCTGAGAGCTTGCCTGTACGCAACAACGGCAGGGTCAACAGAAACTCCAGCTTCTACTGCTTTAATGACTTTGTAGTCTGTCTCTGACAGCATTATGGTGCATCTATTCCGTATTTGATGCCATCTTGCGTTTATCTCGTGATCATTAGGCGGCCTAACAACCCACTCTGTTCCAGACCATTCTAACCTATTTGGATATTGAGCTTGGGGCGGAGCATCTACAGCCACATAGCCTGCCGCTGCGATTTCATCGGCTGTAAAAGTCGATTTATCTGTTCGAGTAGAGCCATCAGCAAACTTTAATCGGTTTGGTAGCTGCGTTGGGTATTCACCATTTTTTGAATAGTACATAATTTTTCCTATGCTATGACATCTAAATGTATATTTATTTCGCCAATATTAAGGCCATCTCGCGCATCGTAATAGCTAAATGTTGGGCTAGAGCCTAGCGTTACTTGTGGGCCTCGCAACCAGAAGTTTATATTTGGAAACCCCGCACTTCCACTGACTTCAGCGTATAAATAAAAACTACCTGCAGCAGCAGTTGCTAAGCCTGTAGTACCGCTAGGGGTTCCGCCTGAGTCTCTATTCCACCTGCCAGCAGTAGTTCCGTCTGCAACATCAAACCACGATACAGAAGTATATGCTGCTTCATTGGATCTATTTGTTTGAAATGAGTCGCCAGAAGATTCAAAACTGTAAGTATTGCCATCAAGTGAGACTGAATCAATTTGCAAATCACCCCTGTAATTCGCACCACTAACATAGTGAAATACAGGGCGCACAGTAGCTCCAGCATAGGCTGATATATCCACAGTTCTTTCTCTCCAGCTACCGCTCTCGGTACTATCTCTGCGTAAAGAACCAGTCAAACCTAAAGAGTATGATGGACTGCTACCGCCACCGCTGCTACCTCTGCCCGATGCATTGCTTTTGGGAAACTGCGTTGTGCTACGCATTTGCCAAATGCCTTGTGCGTCAGTATAGGCAAAATCATGCACGTTGGTTGGTGCAGTAGCGGGGGCGCTAGAGCTTTTTAATTCGTTCCATTTGTTAAACAATCGCCTGCCAAAAAAGAAGCCACCAAATCTTGATCTACTCATAATTTGACCCTACCAACTTGCTGCAAATATGCAATCAACACCAGTAGCAGAAACGCTATAATCAGACTGTGCGGTAGTATCTCCAACATGACCAGCAGTTGCCCATTCGCTTGACCTAATGTCTATCTCGTAATCTTCTGATACACCAGTCCAAGTTGATAAAGTGCCGTTCACAGAAAGCCCTGCCGCGATAACGAGCCCTCCCTCTGTTGTAGCTATAGTTGTGCTATTAGCGGAAGCACCTGAAGTGCTGTAAGGAGAATCTGGCGTAGCATTACCTAAAACGTAAGTACCTAAGCCTACATTTTCCTGCGGAACGGCGTAAGTTATCACTGCGGAAGGCGTGAGACTTGAGTAAGTGCCTTGGTACATATCAACCCTGACTCTTCCGCTAACAGATGTTTCTCCGCCTAAATGAGCAAGAGCAACACCGCCAACAGTTACAGAGGTAGGTATCTGGCTGCCGTCATTGTCAAAAGAATGTACAACGAGTAAGCATTTTCCGGGGGTAGGGTTTAGCAGGTTTAAACCAAAGGTATAAGATGTTTGATCTAAAGCTTGGCTTCCTGCGGTCGTCCATGATGCACTAGCAAGAGAAGTTGGCACATAAAGACTGTCATATACAGCCTGCAAGTCCCAAACACCTGAGTTTTTGTAGTTGCCGTATTGTGTAACTAAACCACCGCCATTCAAAACTAGAGTAGTCGCTTCCCAAGCATCAGTGGCGCTGCCTGTTGCCGCTGTAAAAGCGCCGGGGTCTACTGTAACGCCTGTGCCTTGGGCATAAGCCATCATCGCTGTTGCGTTGTTGCCCGTACCGCCATTATAGCCCGCCAGAGTAAATCCAGAGGGGGCGGCTGGTGTCCAATCTGCCTCATCATCGTCATCTAGTGCGCCAGTAATAACAATCATGGCATCAGTAGAAACTGCCGATCCTGTACTAGGTGGATTGGGTAGCCCTGTGCCGCTTGCTGAGTTGACAAACATACTTGAAAAGAGCTGCGTTGGGTCTACACCTCTAAAAACTGAGCATACCCAGTTCATTGAGTCACCATTATTAGGTGTGGCGTAAGTGCCAGTTCCAGACGTTACTCTCAACGCGTGAACACTGCCGTTTGCGCTAGTCCCATCATTATATATTCGAATAAACTCTACACCATTTACGTCCGAGTAGCTGTTAGGGTCGTTAGTATCGGCTGCAACAGCTAAAATAATAATATCATCAGCCTGAATACCTGTCGGGTAAGTTACATCTACTGAGCTGCCTGTAGTTGTAGCGAAGTGCGTCACAGAACCTGCAACTGTGCCGATAATATATTGCTCTTCACTGGCAAAATCTAAAGTTGCACCGATAAACCCACCATTGCGCGTTAAGGGTTCCATTATGCGTCATCTATAATTTCGTATGAGCATAGAGCTTGTAAGTCGCCTGTAGCACTTGCCTGTAGTCGTAACGCGTCAGACTCTTGCAGATAAATGCCCATATCTTTGCTAATTACTACTAAAGTCGCATCGGCTGGCACAGTAACAGTGCTGGCAATCTTGTAAGACGTGCTGCTGCGAAATAAATCTACAGTGATATCGGCTGCGTTTGTGCCATCGATATTTGAAATGATTAGTGAGTTAATCTTGTAGACTTTGTTTGAAGCGCAGGTTGTGATCGCAGACAGCGAAGTGCCTACAGATTGCACATCAGTCTGGCCGTAAATTGACGTTACACCTACTATGTTTGGGGCTGCCATTTCTTATCCTCTATCCGAATACTATAGCCATTGCGATGGCCTTGCCTGTTGTAACGCCGCCGCTTGATGGGGTTGTCCATGTCATTGAGCCATCACCATCAGATGATAACACTTGGCCGCTTGTGCCATTGCCGCTGACGTTTAACTCGTTTGCGCCTACTACGTTAGCAGCTATTTGCAGGTTGTTATAAGTGCCTGTTATGTCTCCGCTGTGACTGGTGCTAGTGTTTAGGTAATAACTACCTTGTTGCCCATCTAGCAAGTCAGCATCTAATCCTGAGCCTGAGCCGTCTGTGGCGCTAGTCCATACTTCTCGCCAGCCGGGGCTATAGCTGCTGCCTTGATCATTGTATATAAAGACCCCACCAGCAGAACCGCCAGTGTTTGGTGCAATTGCCAATGCAGTTATATTGCCGCGAGTCGTATCATCAGAATTATCTGTCCAAGTTAGCCAAGCTGTTCCAGCAGTCTCTGTAAAGCCGCCAGCGTCAGTTAGGTTGTAGTTGCCTGCATAGCTCCAGCTTGTCTTAAAAGCAGAAGTATAAGAATCAAAGCCGCCATCAGACTCTATCTCAGATATTACCTGAGCAGTTGTTATGTTTGGGTCTGTGCCGTTAGTAAATGCTCGAACACCCAGAGACCTAATATCATTGTAGGGCGTATAAGTGCCATTATGGTTGTGAGATGCGGCAGCGTATCCAGCAGCAGAATGATCACCCCAGCCGTAAGCAGTGTTCCAGTTGGTTGAGTTGCCACCTGTAGCTGAAATCGTACCGCCTACAGATAATGCACCGGGACTCGCTGTAACTCGCAAGTCGTAATCGGCGCTACCGCCTGAATCAGCAGTGTGAAAGTCTAAATACTTACCGACTTCCATAACGCCATCTGAGCCTACGCTAACAAAACCATTATTCCACCAATCTCCATTGACTGGTGTAGGTATGGAAGTTAAATAACCAGCACTAGCGTGATTACCCCAAGTATAAGCGTCATACCAGTTTTGTGAGTTTCCGTGAGTGTCAGTAGAGACTGCTGTTGAAGTGTAAAGAGTACCAGTTACAGTAGCGCCAGTGCTGGTTGTTTGTAATTTTGTGGAACCCGCATAACGCAGCCCAACCCCTGCATCACTTGCATACATCAAAGTTTGATTGGTATCACTTGTCAGATAAAAAGTATTCCCAACTGTACCCATTTTTAGAGGGTTAGTAGCACCTTGGTTTTTAAAGCTTACAAAGCTACC